GTATTGCTCTAGGTACTGTAAGTTTTCTGTTTTTATCTTTTTTCGGTACGATTGTGCCTTCAATAATACCACGTGCCATACGGTTTGTATCTGGTTCACCAAGATATTCTTTTAGAGGATACTTGTTGTTTGGGTCTCTAAAACCTATATTAACTGAACCTGTCTGTACTGATCTTTTTGAAGGTGCTGGTACAACTACTTGTGGGTCTGTATCTTTAGGTGGTTCTGCTGCTGGTGCACCTGCATCTTTTTCTACACTGCCAGTTGCTTTTGCGCCATAGAAATATTCGTAATAAGATAACTTTCTGGCAGCGATATCTGGAGAGTTAATACCAACTGCTTTTTTTGCTGCATAGAAATAACCTGGATTGTCAGATGGGTTTGCACCTTTTGGTACTCTGTCTTTAATATACAAAGCAGCAACTAATGCAGATACATTAATATCAGCGTCCAAAGAATCTGGATTATTAACTAGATTAATATCTACACCATACTGTTTAGCTAACCTCTGGTATTTTTCATAATTACCACGACCTGTCAACTGAATAAATCCACGACCGTAATATTTTCCACCATCTTCATCTGACAAATTACCAAGGAATGGTTTACCTCTTTTAGTCGTTCCATATGCCCATGAGAAAAACTCCTGACGACTCATACCTTTTTTAGCAGCATTAGAATATTTTTCTATATCTGCTTCTGTAGCAAATGAATAGATTTGTTTTAGTCTTGCTGGGCTATAGTTGTATCCTTCCTGTTGTGGAACCCACCCAGATTCACCACCAGCAATACCCAATAAAGCACACTTCTGTTCTTTGGTCGTGAGACCAACTTTATCGCAAGCTGCAATAAGTGCTTTAATACCTTCCGACGCTTTTGATGGATTGCTGACTGATTTTGGCGGTGGTATGGTAGGAATAGACTGATTAACTGGAGTTTGTTTTACTTCAGGTTCTGTAGGAGAAGTAGCTCTCTTTATTGGTTTACCAGAAGAATCAGTGACAACTTCACCAGAACCACTAGTTAAATAGTTCTGTAACTTACTCTTATTAACTTGTTCTAGATTAGTAGGAGGATCTTCGAAGGTGATAATATTCTCACCATAGTTTTTAACATCACTACTAATGGTAATCTGTGTGCCACTATCAATAGAAACAATTGTAGTTTCTTTTGGAATACCAAAGCCAACAACTTTCATATTGGCTTTTAGTTTACCTGTCAAATTTTTATTGGCAGGGTTTTCTTTGTCGTAGAACGTTAATGTTTTACCATTGACTGGTCCAACGATAGTATAAAGTTTTATATCAGATGTCTTACCTGATCCTAAAATTGCTCCAGAATCATCCACATCTGGGGGAAGTGGTTCAGATGGAATACCACCCAGTGTACCCAATATGATTGGTTGTTGTTGCTCTTCATCAGCAAAAATAATTACAACAGAAGTTCCCTCGACTGGACCAATTGGAGTATGACCAATACCATTCATCGCTGCAGAAACAACAGGCTGCATTGGTGTTGCCCATGGCAATTCTGATGTAGGCAGTAAATTCTTATCGTGCGTGTGCAACCCAACAACACGAACTTGGCATCTACCAAGTTTTAGTGGGTCGTTACGGTTTTCTACGATACCATAGTAAAAATTCATTTATTATTTCCTGTTCATACTAATTTGTGATGACTCTTTAATCAATTCCATATTACACTCATGTTTGTCCCTATCAATATAATGATTGATAGCTGCAATTAAATAATATCCAGAAAACATTTTATCTGTGATATCTTTTTCAGTTTGGGTAATTGGTTCGATTTTATTTAATACAACTGCAACCTTTTGTCCTACCGTATAATCTACTCTTCCTGGAACAGTAACTTCTAATTTATTAGCTTCCGCCAACTTCATTAGAGAAGAACGTTCTTGTATGTATGAGTAGTTAGTGACATCGCCAAAACCATTGAAGTTATTGTAGTATCTTGGGATGTTCATTATTACTGCAGCATTTCTAAAAATAGCTTTATCAGAATTAATAGCGTGTTTGTTTAGATGTTTCTGTTTGTCGAAACGTTGAAACATATTGTAGTTTCTGTTAATGTATGTTTTCTTAGTTAGATCGTATGATACTAATCTAGATGAAAGCATACCACTTCTAATTCTATCAATATAATCGTATCCTGTAGGTATTTTAATTTCTAATATACGTTTATAGTCTTGATTGATATTTCTAGCGTCCTTACCGTCTGGCAGCGAGTCACGTGTATATCTGTCGTATGTAAATTCTTGTTGAACACCTGCAGTATACAGAGAATCTAAACTAATAAAATAAAACCCATCTCTGTTTTCAAAAAACACATAGTTTGGGGTTTTGTTTTTATTTAAAGCGTGTTGGGTTAAGTATACAAGATTTTTAACAGGTGACCAAAAATTTGATATGTATTTTAAACTGTTGGCTGTAGGTTCAATATAAACTTTCTTTTTAGACTCTAAACCATCAGTTACACCAGTAACAAAGTTTGACACCAAATCAGAAACTGTTCCAGTGAAAACTTTACTAATTTTTTTATTTAAGTCTACAACAGCTTCCTGAGAAATGAAGTGTAGTTGATAAACAACAGAACGATCTCCAAGTAACTCTCTATCTGTTAATTTGTAAATATAAAATCTACCACTAATCTTTTTAGTTTCTAATGTTGGAGTAGAAATTTCTAAATCTAAAAACTCTTCGCCAATGAATGGAAATAAATTGACCAGATCTAAAGACTCTTTGATAATCAGACTGCCTGTCATAAAAGGTGAGAAAATGTCTTCATATACCTGAACATTAATAACTTGTGCAGAAATATCCTGATAAAAACCAGAAGGTGTTACAATTCTAGCTTTATCAATGCTGACATCACCAGCAAATCTAATCGGGGTACTTGATTTCATTATAATAAGTCTTTATAGTTTTTCAATATTGCGCTGACTAGTGATGGAGAAATAATTTTAATTCTACGTTTTTCTTCGTTAATTCTACGTTCCCACTCATCATTTGAAACTGGGTATGCTCCTGGATAATCTGAATTCACTACGTGATTGTCTGCATCAGCATCTACTTGTGCTTCGTAATGATGAACAGCATAACGGTCTTCGCCATATTTGGCTTCTATGTGTTTAACTAAAGAAACTTCATCGAGAGGAAAATCTGTAATATAATCGTAACGGTTGTTAGCCAGCATTATAATCCAATGATATTCTGGATTACCATACATTTTCTCAGCAATAATTTCTGGGGTTTCCCCATCTTCAATATCATACTCGTCATACATCGTTATAGTAGAAAGAATGTCTCTTCTAAAACGAATATTTCTAGTGATGTCTTTAACTAAAGATGTTTTGGTATTGGCACTGTTACCATACCTAAAATCATACAAAAATGTAGGAAATTCTTTAAAGTACATTTTATAAACCGTCCTTAACTTTATCTTTAGTAAGAAGAGCCAATTCACGGAATGATAGTGTTACGTTAATCTGTGTTGGCATACCATTGTCGAATGTAGTAAATGTACCATTCGGAGTATAATTTATGTTCATTTCTGTCAACACGCAAGATGTGTGACGGTGGATGTTTAAGTTTTCACTCTTACCTTGATAATAGAAAATATCAAATTCTGATGGGTAAATGTAAACGAAATTGTTATCATCCTTAAACTCTGGATGCATGTGATACTTAAATTCCTGGATAATATTTAATACGTTTTGCGCTTCGTCTTTATCACGTGGGAAGAACTGATAGTCAAACTGGAATGTTCTGAAATCAACACCTTTGAACACTTGTTCTTTTTTAGGGTTTGCTGCTAGACCTGTAGCTACAGAAACTGCAGCAGCCTCACCTGCAGGTGCTTTGGATAATGCTAGATTAGTAATGATAGCTGCTCCAACACCCGTAACGTCACTAGACTTACCTTTTGATTCTAGTGCTTTCATAATCTCTTCAATACCTGCAGCACCAGCTGAAATCATTGCAGTGTCTTCATCTGACCATTGCATACCGTATCTGATAGAAAGGTTATTTGGGATATGAAGTGCAATAGCTGTCTTTAGTCGTTTTTGTTGTCTAGTAGTAGAAGCAGCCATATTAGCGGCAACACCAAGACCGATTGTAGGAACGTTGGCGATAGCTGCACCTTTAACAGCATTTGCTGTTTTCTCAGCTGCACCATTACCATTTAATGCAATACTTCCACCGACAATACCACTCAAGGTGTTGACCGCAGCAATAGATCCTATCAGCGTTTCTTTGTCTAGATTTTGCGCAATAAAGTCGCCTCTATCACGGGTTTCAGTTTGATCTAAGTCTACTGTTTCCACCTTCTGGTCATTAAACAGTTTAGAGTCACTAGCCACGTTAATATAGAAAATAACATAGTTATCTCCATAATTGCTTGACATTAGATCGATTGGATAACTGTAGTTATTAATCTTGTACTTGTCACCATCAAATGTTCGTGCAGCACCTCGTGGGGTGTATGATGGTTTCTTAGTGTCTTTTGGATTGATGTTTGATTGAGACGCCATTTGTTCCCTTTAACCTAAATAAAATGTGGTTATTTATCCTAATACTTATTTATGTTCCATAAAAGATTGTTTAAGCCAGTTTTTCCTGAAAAATATGCTGGAGATCCTACAAACATCGTTTTAAGATCCAGCTGGGAAGTCTTGTTCGCCAACTGGTGCGACACTAAACCAGACATTGTAAAATGGAGTTCGGAAGAAACCATTATTCCATATCGTTGTCCAACAGACAACCGAATACACCGTTATTTCGTTGATTTTAAAATACAGACCAGCACAGGTAAAGTTTATTTGGTAGAAGTTAAACCTTCAAAGCAAACCTCTCCACCAGAATTTCCAGGGAAACGAACCAAAAGATATCTAACCGAATCTCTAACGTATATGAAGAATCAAGCTAAATGGAAAGCTGCTATTGAATACTGTAAGGATCGTAACTGGGAATTTAAGATAATCACGGAATATGATTTGGGAATAGCAACTAAATAAGAGTATGGCTAAAGAAACTAAATTGGTAGATGTATTCGAAAGAAACAAGTATGACTTGCACACTGCTGCACGAAAGTCTAGATCTTGGTTCGAGCAACAGGTCAGCCTTTTAAATAGACAAGCATTAACACCTCAAAAGGTACTGAACGGAAACCCAGAACAAGTGGTTTCCAATATTATTCCTGGGAACTTATACATGTATGTATACGATCCTAAAACTAAAGCTGAACTTCCATATTATGACCGATTCCCATTGGTGTTTCCATTTAGAGCGACACCAGACGGGTTTTATGGATTGAACATGCATTATCTGCCATATCAACTACGAGTAGTTTTGCTAGATCGACTAATGATTTTTAAATCAAATAGTAGATTAGACGAAACAACAAGATTAAAATACGCATGGGCTACTATTGATGGAATTTCAAAATTCGCTGCAGCTCAACCATGCGTTAAGCAGTATCTTTATGGTCATGTTAGAAGCAAATTTAGAAAAGTGCCATCTTCAGATTGGGCAACTGCAATGATGCTTCCTGTTGAAAGATTCATCGGTGCTTCCAAAGAAGCTGTTTGGTCAGACTCAAACAAAATAATAAGAAGATCTTAAAATGATAGAACAGTTTATTTCTACAATCAAACAACAGGGGTTATCAAGAACTAACAGATATGCTGTTACTCTAACCCCTCCAGTAACCATTGATAATGCTAATTTAAGCACAATTCTGTTACTATGCGACCAAGTCTCTCTTCCTGGTGTCAATTACGCAACTATCCAGAACAGAACATTTGGTGAATTCCGTGAAGTTCCGTATGAAAAGCTATTCGATACAATAACCATGTCTTTTTATGTGGATCAAGGATTACAGGTAAAATACTTGTTTGATAAGTGGATGGCTTACATCCAAGATCCAAAAACAAGAAGATTTAACTACTACAAGAACTACATTTCTCCAATGGAAATTGTAGTGCAAGATTTAATGAATAAATCCAGATACTCGGTTCAGCTATATGAATGCTACCCGAAAGCAGTTGGAGCAGTACAGATGGATTATTCTTCGAGAGATGTTATGAAGTTGCAGGTTACTATGCAGTATAAGTGGTGGGAATCTTCTGTCCTAAAAACATTAGAAAATGGACAGATTATCACTGAGAAAACTGTGTCAGAATATACAACAAACTTCAATAACTTCCAAGAAAATCAGTATTCATATAACCTTGGAACATCATCGTTTGGTTCTGAGTATGATAGCTATGCTCAACAGCTATTACCAGACATAAATGAATCTAAGGTTTCTGAAGTATAAATACAGTTGTTTATCATATAGGATTGATACATGAAACTTGATAATAAGTTGTCTGAGGTGTTTGAGGTTGAACCTACGACAACGACTGAAGTGATACAAGCACAACCTGAAATTATAATTGATTCTAATTCTGATAAGATTGATTCTGACTACGAAATAACAAGAGTTAATCTTAGAAAGTTATTGGTTCAAGGACAAGAAGCACTGCAAAATGCTTTAGAAGTTGCCAAACAATCAGAACACCCTCGTGCGTTTGAAGTTGTTGGAAACTTAATGAAACAGTTGGCAGATGTGAATCAACAGCTACTCGACCTACACCAACAGAAGCAAAAACTTGATGCACCAAAAGATGCTGCAAAGAAAGAGGTTACTAACAATAACGCAATTTTCGTTGGCAGCACAGCTGAGTTGAATAAGTTAATCAAGAATATGTCTAAAGGAGAATAAAATGGCATTACCTATGATGTCGGCACCAACGTATAACCTAAAAGTGCCTTCAAGTGGAGTGACGATTAAGTACAGACCATTTATGGTCAAAGAAGAAAAGGCTCTGTTGATTGCTCAGCAAAGCGAAGACCCACAGGTTATGGTGGATACATTAAAAAACGTAATTAAAGCATGCGTACAAACTGAAGTTGATGTTGATAAACTAGCTATCTTCGATTTGGAGTATTTGTTTACCCAAATTCGTGCCAAGTCTGTTGGTGAAACTGTTGAATTATTTTTCCAGTGTGATACAGACCATGGAGAAATGAACGAGAAAGCTAGAGCTAAAGTTACAATCGACTTAACTAAGTTAGAAGTTAAAAGAGATCCAGACCATACCAATAAAATAGAACTTTTCGGTGATGTTGGTGTGGTATTAAAATATCCTAGCATTGAAATATTAAACAAACTGCAGGGATTAAACGAACAAGATTTAAATGCAATCTTTGACATTATGGCAGATTCTATTGATTATGTCTATGAAAAAGAAGAAGTTTACTATGGTAAGGAACAGACGCATGAAGAGTTGTTGGAATTCTTAAACAATCTTTCTTCTGACCAATTCCTAAAGATTCAAAACTTCTTTAACACCATGCCGAAGATTAGCAAAGAGATTGAATATGACTGCCCTATTTGCAGCAGACATCATAAGAAAGTATTGGAGGGACTCCAAAGTTTTTTTTAGTAAATCTTTGCCATGAAAGTCTTGAGAACTATTATAAGATGAATTTTGCATTAATGCAATATCATCATTATTCGCTAAGAGAAGTTGAGGAGATGTTACCGTTTGAACGTGAAGTATACGTCTATATGCTGATTCAGTATCTGGAAGAAGAAAAACAAAGAATAGAAGCATCTAAGAGAGCACAGAAATGACAGTTATAACAGCATCGCCAAAAGGTTTCAGTAAACTACTAGAACTACAGGAAGTAGCTAATGAAAACTTAATAAGCATGAAAAATTTGCTTGAGTCAATTCAAACTATGAATGTGGCTTCTTTACAGGAGTTACAGAAATCTGATGACGAGGCTAAGAAAAAAGAAAAGTCTGACGCTGCGCTACTTCTGGTTCAACAAGAGATGATGAAACTCCAGAAAAAACATAATGATGTTTTAAAGGAAACTAAAGAACTGCATAAGAAAAATTACGACGCCATGCATAAAGAGTTGGCTAAGGTAATGGAAGGTATGCAAACGTTCAAGTCACCTCTCGAAAAATTCCGTGATGGTATTTCAAATATGATGCAAAAGTTATCTCCAGATAATCTCAAAAAAGCGTTTCTTGAGAAAACAAACGTTCTCGGAATAAACAACAAAAGAATTGAAAAAGAAAAGTTCATCAAAGAACAAAGAGCACTAGGTGCTACTGGTTCTAATGATGAACTTGCTGCTAAATTCGAAAAGGCATATTCAGCTAAGAAAGAGTATTCCAAAACAATGGAAGAAATCGAAAAGCTGAAAAAAGCTACTGGTGGTAAATACACTGAAAAAGAATTGGCAAAGTCATCTGAGCAAAACAAAGCACTGTTCGCTAAACGTGACGAACTAATGAAAGAATATGCTAAACATGATATTGGTGCTTCTTTAAAAGTTCAACCGAAAGAACAAGAACAGGGAATCTCTAAAACTCCTACTACACAATTTGCTGAAAGCAGCATGTCTGAAGAAGATCAGTTGGAAAATGCTCGCCTAATGGGTGAACAAACCGACTTATTAAAACGTATCGAGGAAAACACTCGTGGTGCTTCTCCAGAACAAAAAGCCAATCCAGAGCAAGGTGGTGAATCTGGTGGATTGTTGAGTGGTCTGCTTGGTGGTGGTAAGGGTGGTGGTATCTTAAAAGGATTAAAAGACTTTGGCATTGGTTTAGTCTTAATCGCTGGTTCTCTTTGGGTTGCTGCTAAAGCATTTAAGGCATTTGCTGAAGTTCAGTGGGAAGATGTTCTAAAAGGCATGACTGTTCTAGCTGGTATGGTGGCATCTGCTGTAGTATTGAGTAAAGCATCTAAGAGTCTAAAAGAAGTTGGTATTGGTTTAATTCTTTTGGGTGGATCTCTTTTTGTCGCAGCTAAAGGGTTTGCTGAGTTTGCTGCAGTAAACTGGTCAGACATTGGAAAGGGTATCGTGGCACTAGGATCTCTAGTTGCAGCTGCAATGGTTCTTGATAAAGCCAAAGGGCAAATTATTATGGGTGCTGCAGCATTAGGGGTGCTGGCACTGGCCACATGGGGTATAGGAAAAGCATTACAAGCATTCGCTGACCTTGAATGGGAAACCATCGGCAAAGGTATGGCTGCCGTTCTTGGTATTGGTGCGCTTGGTGCTGTTGCTGGTGTTGCTGCTCCACTAATCTTGACTGGTGCAGTAGCATTAGGTGCTATGGGTGCTGCTTTATGGGTTATCGGAGAAGCCATGCAAGCAGTGGGAGATGGTTTCGATAAAATGTCAAACGGTCTTGAAAAGATAGCTAAACTGGATGGCCAAAATCTATTGACAGTGGCTGCTGGTATTGCAGCACTTGGTCCAGCAATGGCATTGTTCGCTGCTGGTAGTGTTGCTTCTGGTATTGCTAATCTTGTGACAGGATTCTTGTCTGCTGTTACTGGTCAGAAAACACCAGTAGAACAGTTAATTGAAATAGCCAAATATGGCAAAGGTGTTAATGAAGCTGGCTCTGGTATGCAGAGATTGGCTGATGGTATGTCTAAGTTTAAGGATCTTAAGGGTGATACTCTAAAACAACTAAAAGAGTTTCCTTGGGAACAAGCTACTAAGTTTGTAGCTGCTGGTGGTTCTGTTACTAAAGCTGGAACTACTGTTTATAATGCTTCTAAACAAAATGTAGAAGAGGCAACTGTTAAAAAGGCAGAACCTCAAGTGAAACAAAATATTGTAAATGCTCCTGTGACAAATAATAGTTTCCATAGAAACTTAATCAGATCCCAGATAAGAAATCAAGAGTCATCACAGTCTGAATATATTAGAAAACGTTTTGCCAGTTAATAAAAAGGGGAGCTTGGCTCCCCTTTAGTTTTTAGTCTTCTTGAGCAATCTTCTCAAAGAATGACATCACATCGTCGTCATCATCATTGATCTCTGGGATCTTTGGTGCTGGTTTAGACGCAATCTTTGGTGCAGAAGCAACTGCTGGTTCATCGTTTGCCAATTCTGCAGCAGACTGATTTACGAATGAATCACCAGACAATACTTCGTCTAGTTTACGCTTCAGTTCATCATAAGACTTAAAGTTCTTACGATCCAAGAATTCTGCCAACTTATATTCTGAGTTGACAATCTTCAGAAGTGTATCTTCATCATCAGAAACTGCAGATGGATCCATGAACATAGACTCATCATAGTTGGTGAAACCATCTTTCTTACGCATACGTAGTTTGAAGTTTGCACCTTCCCACAAGTAGAACACGTTCACTGGTTTCTCGTCTTCGTAAGTTGGACGTGCTTTGTCCATAATCTTATCAAAGATTTTCTTACCAAATTTAAACAGGAATACCTTACCTTCGTTCTCTGGATGCTTAGGGTCGGAAACAACAAGAATGTTTGCGATGTAAGACAGACGACGTTTCTGCTTACGAACAATTTCCTTGTTTGCTTCAGAACCAGAGTTCCAAAGTTTGGTGTTTAGTTCTGAGACAGGATCTGCCTCGTTAAGAGTGGTCAAAGAGTTTTC